CTCTTGGAGATGCCAACCAGAACGCATACGGTGTAATAGGAAGTGACTCAGGAAACAAAACCGCAGGTAGTACAACTGCTACTATTAACCTCGTTGGTGGGACTGGTATTAGTACTGCTGTCAGTGGAGATGATCTCACGATTACTAATGACTCACCTAATGTAATTCAGGAAGTCTTTAGAACAGTAACTGGAGACAGTGGTACTACAACTGCTGCCCTCTCAACTTCCACTCTTAATGTCGCAGGTGGCCAAGGTGTTACTACTGTTGCAACTTCAAATACATTAACAGTTAATGCAGATCTATATCTAGCTTCATCTGCTAGTGAAAATCAAAGTATTGTATTTAACGGTACAAGTTGGGATCCTGTTGAGTCACCAACAGTAGGATTTGATATAACTGGTCCTAATAATAGTTCGTATAGATTCTCAGGTGGTGGTGTTAACTCCTCCACAGATAATCCAACCATCTATGTCTATAGAGGGTTTACATACAGATTTAATAATACAACAACTGCGGGTCATCCCTTTGCTTTAAGACAAACATCAGGTGGTACTGCCGTAACTGACGGTGTATCTGGTGATCAGCAAGGAGTCCAATTCTGGACAATCCCACAGTCTTTAGCTGCTGGTACAACATATGTTTACCAGTGCACAATGCATCCAGCAATGGTAGGAGACCTTATAGTAGTCTAATATGGCAACAAGAACAGTCCCAGGTAGCGGTGCTTCTATTATCCCAATATTCAATAGTATATTTGGGGTAAGGGATGTCTATGTAATTAATGGTGGAGAAGGATACTCTGCTGCTGATCCTCCTAGATTAAGGATTGAAAATTGTGGCACACCTATTAGAGACGCTGTATTGAGAGCAGTTATAGAAGGTGATGAAGGTGTTATTACTGCTGTAGAAGTATTAGATCCAGGTGAAGGATATGATCCTCTAAGGTTACAAATCCAAGATAATGGTAGTGATGGATCTGCTAGAGGTAACATTTATCTTAAAGAAGATGGTGGTGTAGACTTCATTCAGGTGACTGTACCAGGTGATAATTATTTTGATACAGAAGCTGCTGTCGTAGGTGGTGGTGGATCAGGATCTGAGTTAGTACCTGTAACAGGATTGATCACTGGTCTTGCTATAGAAGAGACAGGTAGAAATTATACAGAGGAAGACGTAAATATCATCATTAGCGGTGGTGGTGGCCAAGGTGGTACTGGTGTTGCTAATGTTAATCAGTTTGGTCAAGTTTCTTCTATCACATTAACTAATCAAGGTGAATTCTTTGAGACTCCTCCACTTATACAGTTGATTAAAGGTGGTGGATCTGGTGCTACTGCTCAAGCATTTATTAATCTTGGTAAGATCACCAATATAGACCTATTGACAGGTGGTGGGGGATATGTCACACCTCCAGAGGTTATCTTTACCAGAGATACTGACCTGATTCGTGAAGCTAGGAATAGACAGTCGTTAAACTCAACTGTTTATAATATAACTGGACTAACACAGAATGTTAACTCTAGCACAGGTACCTTATATGTCCAGACTACTGATCCATATGCAGGATCTGGTAAGATCCTTGTTGGTAGAGAGATTATAAGATATACAGGTAAACTTGCTGTATCTAATGGTGATGATTATGATGCATTTACTGGTTGTGATAGAGGTGTTAACTTCCGTTTTGATCAGAAGGTTATATTAGATAACTTACAGGATAATCCAGATACAGGATTGACTGCGTATAGTTTCAGTGTTACTGATAAGGTTAGAAGGGTTGTTGAATCATCTAATAACCGAGTTGCTATTGTATATGACTGGGATGTTTCTCAAAGAGCACTATATCTCACCTTTGAAATTGATGAATTGGCATTCATTGATGGAGGTAGATCTAACGAGAAGTCAACTATAGTTGCATTCGTTGCAGGTGTTGCTGGATCTAGTGGCACTGGTATAGAACCACATGTTTTGGTTGAGGTTGAGGGTGAAGATATTATTGCTTTTACCGATCCGTTAAGTCTTATTCTTAACAGAAGGTTTGAAGATGATGATGAGGAATATGAAGATGAGAATGGTGTAATGCAACAGGGTGACGGTATTATCGACTTAGTTAATACTGGTACTGAGTTTGAAAATCAGATTAATTTAGATGGTGGCATCTCATCCTCTAAATATGGTATAGAGGAAACACTTGGTGGACAAAACACTACTCTATTCCAAGCAGGTGATCAGATATATGATGGAAATGCTAACCCTCTAGTAGCTACTATTCAGTCTGCTGGTGCTTTAGGTGATGGAGATACACATACATCTACTGCTAGTATCATTGTTGAGTATCAAAATTCCAATACATTTACTGCTACTGAGCAAGTCCAAGGCCAAACTACAGGTCTTACGGCAACTAATACCAGTGTAACTGCTGGTCCTATTATAGGAAATAATGAAGATCTCCATACAGTAACAATAAAAGATATTGTTGCAAGTGATCCAAATTACTTGTGGACTGTTGGGGAAAATCTACAAGGAAATACATCTGGTGCTGTAGCCAAGATATATTCTGTTGAATATACTGGTGCTGTCAGAAATGAGGATGAATAACCCGCATAAATAAAACTAAGGCAATTCGTAGACAATGGCGTTACTTACCGACCAATTTAGAATCTTTACTGCCGAAAGGTTTAGGAAGTCACTTGAAGGACCAGATCCTACACAGTCCGACCTGTTGGCAGGTAGTGCTAGGGATCGCCTTTATGTGTTCATAGGCAGACCACAACCGTGGGATAATGAGAATGCACCTCCAGATCCAGTAGATTCATTCCAAGAATTCTCGGATGACTATGCTGATATGATCTCCCTGAAAAGGGTATTGGCAAATGACACTATTCAGGTAGTTAGAAGGACTGACTGGATACCACCCGAACAGACCACTGGTGGTTTGGGTTACGTTTATGATATGTATCGTCATGATTACTCCTCGACTAAGACCGCATCGTCAGGTGCTACGAAGTTATACGACTCAGATTTTTACGTTGTTAACTCATCCTATCAAGTTTACAAGTGCATTTACAACGGCACATCTCCTGCTGATCCTAACGGTAAACCTTCTACTGTTGAACCTACAGGAACATCCACCTCAGTTATCACAACTGCTGATGGCTACCGTTGGAAGTATATGTACACGATCCCTGTTGGTCAAGTCTTAAAATTCTTCTCCAATGAATATATGCCAGTGTTGACAGACACTGCTGTTGTTGCTGATGCTATCGGTGGAGAGATTGATACTATCATTATCGGTTCATCTGGTAGTGGTTATAACAATGGTACCTATGAAAACGTGCCTATTAAAGGAGACGGTGTAGGTGGTAGAGTTTCACTTGTTGTAGATGGTGGTCGTATTGCCTCTGCTACTGTTACATCTGGTGGATCTGGATATACCTTTGGTAAGGTTGTTATAGATGAAGTCAACGGTATTGGTGCTGGTACAGGTACTGGTGGTAGTGTTGAGGTTGTAATACCTCCATCTATGGGACATGGTGCTGCACCTGCAACTGAGTTGGGTGGTTTCCGTGTAATGATCAACACTAAGTTCACCTATGATGAAGGATCTGGTGACTTCCCAACTGATAACGATTATCGTCGTATTGGGTTGGTAATTAATCCTAATAAGTTTGGCACTGAAGAGTTAACTTCAGATTTAACATTGAGTGCAACAAAAGCGTCTATCTTTGCACCGACGTTTACTGGTAACTTCCAGACAGATGAGATTATCACACAATCTCGTACTGTTGGTGGACAACAGGTAACAGCAAGAGGACGTGTCATATCATGGAATAGCACAACTAAAGTGCTTAAGTATTATCAGAATAGAGTTGATGGAATCTTCCCAGAATTCACTGGTAACTTAATTGAGTTTGAAGGTGGTAACCCAATTGTGGGTGCTACATCAGGTGCATCTGCTGACCCAGATATCAACTTCCCAATTGTTTCAGGATCCTCTACAAGGGTTATTAACAATGCAGAATATGATCTAGGTATGGCATTCACTAATGGTTATGCAAAAGCAGAAGTAGATCCAAACTCAGGTGATGTGATCTACATAGATAATAGAGGTGCGATTACTCGTGCTGGTGACCAGATAGAAGATATCAAAATCGTAATCGAGTTCTAATTCAATGCCACAGAATACCAATCTAAATATTAGTCCTTATTTTGACGATTTCGATAAGGATAAGAATTTTTA